ACCGTTGTCCCAAAAATACTACTGTTATTACTGGTTCTAGAATGGTAGATACTAAAGTAGTTAACGCTGCTAGATATATCTATATTGGAAGTGAGCTTCTTCCTTCTATTATGCGTATGACCGATTATCACGGTAATAAAGCATATATTCCTGTAGCTCAGTATGGTAGTGCTGGTACTATTGCTAGAGGTGAAGTAGGTGCTGTAGACAGTTTCCGCTTTATTGTTGTACCTGAGATGATGCACTGGGATGCTGCAGGTGCTACTTTAGCTGCTGGTACTGAGGATGATGGGGAACTCTTCCGCTTTAGTGCTGACTCTACTGGTGCTCTTAAATATAATGTCTATCCTATGCTTGTAGTAGGGGATGAGTCATTTACTACTGTTGGTTTCCAAACTGATGGTAAGAGTACTAAGTTTAAAATCAATCATAAGAAACCTTCTGAGCTTGCAGATCGTAATGATCCGTATGGTGAGACTGGTTTCATGAGTATTAAGTGGTACTATGGCTTTATGATTCTTCGTCCTGAGCGTATTGCACTGCTTAAGACTGTTGCTGAATGGTAGTATAAAGACTGCTAATAAAACTATTACTCCCTCTGCAATGAGGGAGTATTTTTAACTTAACAGAGGTTCCACCCTCAATTAAAAAGGTAAATGACATGAGTGAAGAAATGGTTAATGAATTAGAAACTCTCAAAGCTAGAGCAGATATGATGGGTATTAAATATCATCCTGCTACTGGAGTAGATAAGCTAAGACTTAAAATCCAAGCTAAATTAGATGGTAAAAAGGTAGAAGAAGAATTGGAAGAATTTAGTGAAGTTACTATTCCTAAAAATACTTCTAAGCCTGAACAAGCATTAACAGAAGCAGAATTCAAGATCCTTAATTCTAAAGAGACTAGAAGAAAAGCAGGTAGCCTTATTAGATGTAGAGTTACTTGTATGAATCCTAATAAAAAAGGATGGGAAGGAGAGATTATTTCTGTAGGTAGTGCTAAGTTAGGTACCTTTAAGAAGTACATCCCATTCAATGCTGAAGATGGTTGGCATATTCCTTATATTATTGTAGAAGCAATGAAAGAAAGAAAATGTTCTTTCTTTAAT